AAGACTAATAAAACAAGAAAAAAAAATGGTAAAACTAGTAAAAAGAGTAGAAGAATAAAACATTTACCAAATTTAACTCCAAAAAATATAAATGAAATGAGTGAATTAATAAATCAAAGTGTACAAATTAATCCAAAATCATTATCTTATTCTCCTACTGTTAATAAAGAGTTAGTTTCATTAAAGTCTGTAAAAAGAGAAAAAGTCTATGATTGTAATAATAATCAAGCATTTGAATTAGAAGAACCTCTGCAAATAGGTATACCCGGAAATTATTATGGAAAAACATGTGTTTCTTATTATGAACCAATTGCAAAAAAATATTTATTAAAAAATTTGGCTGCAAATAAACATGTTGATCCAAAAAAGATAGTTCCACCAGTTCAAAGTTTATCAAATTGTTGGTTTAATACAATGTTTGTAACTCTTTTTATAAGTGACAAGGGTCGCAAGTTCTTTCATTTCTTTCGGCAGTTAATGATAGAAGGAAGACAAACTAACAAAACTCCTATTCCAACAAAATTAAGAAATGGTTTTGCTTTATTAAATTATGCAATTGATGCTTGTTTAACAGGAAATAATTATGCATATACATTGGATACAAATGCTATTATAAGACTAATATACGATGCTATTCCAAAAGAATATACAGATAAATTACCATATTTAACAGATATTGAAGAAGCTGGTAATCCCTTAAGATATTATGGAAGTTTAATATATTATCTACATAATAAATCATTGCAACTAACATTTATCTCAAATGCGAAAAGTGATTGGAAAAATGCTATTTTAAAAGAGATAGAAAAAGAAAAAGAAAAACATTTACCTCATCTTATTATTCTTGAAATATTTGATGGTAAAAATGGTAATGCTGGAAATTCAGGAATAACAACAAATAAACCCAAAAGTTTTTTTATTAAAGGTGCAAAATATGATCTTGATAGTTGTATCATTAGAGATACAAGTCAGAAACATTTTTGTGCTTTAATAACATGTGAAAAACAAGAGATGGGATATGATGGTTTAAGTTATCATCGTTTAACACCTTTTATTTGGAAAAAACATATTAATTCGGACTATATATGGGAATTTGATGGTACAGTTAATGGAGATGGTACAACTTTAAAATGGAATTTTTTACATGGTTATCAAATGTTGATTTATTACAGAGTCAAATAAATAGCTGTAGCTATTTTTTCTGATGCGGATGCAGATGGTTCTATATCATAAACAAAATCATTTGGTGTTACAAGCAATTTGTTAGTATCTATTATATTATAGTTCTGACCAATCTTAGTTGAATTTTGTTGCAATAGATTATTCCATAAAGCTACAGAGTCTGCATAAGTTTGAAATTGTGGATTAGCTGGTAAATAAAGATTTAAAACATTAATTTTTGCATTAGGAAATTTGGTTTTAATAGAATCAATTAATTCCAAATATTTGTCAAATAGATTTTTTATAGAATCACTATCTAGTTGCGAACGGCCGTTCAAAATATTATTGCCCCCTGCTGATATAAAAATGCCAGTTTCGGATTTATTTAATTCTATTGGAATTTGGTCTAATTGATTATAACAATCTACAATTGTCGCCTCATCTTTAGCAAAATTAAATACATTTGGTAATTTTTGTTTTAAAATATCTGGTACTGATTTTCCAGAGGCTACATAACTTGAATTATTGAGAACACTGTCACCTATTAAGACTATTGATGAATTATTATTTGTTAAACCTTCTTGTAAACCTTTTCTGATAGCAAAAAATATTATTATTATAATTAGAAAGATAATATATAAAATGGTTGTATAATTCATATAATATAGATAAACAATTTATATATATTATATATGAGCACAACAAAAAATATAGGATTTACTGAAACTCTTGTTAGTAAGCCTAATAGCAATATAGGACCTGTAAGACCTGATCTAGAATTTTGTCCTACATTATTTCCTATTAGTCAAAAAATAAATACTAAATATTTTATACCAAGTCAATTTCCAAATATAACTAAATTACAACCTCCACCTCCTATAAAAAAAACAGCAAAACCGAAAATACTTAAAAAAAAGAATAAAAGTGTTAGATTTAATACTAATGCAAATACTATTAGAGGTGGTAAAAGTAAAACTCGTGAATATTAGTTTATATCACTACACTACTATCCAGTTATAACTATCACTATATAATTTTAAAATTGTATTATATGCAATTGTTATAGTTGTTATACCAGTTCCATTTGGTCCATCAAAATTTCCACCAGAAGATGTAATCGTTATTGTATTTGCATTATTATTCCAAATAGTAATAGTTGCATTAGGATTAGCTCCTCCTGTACCAAATGTAGTAGCTGCAAATAAATTAACATTCGTAATAATTCCACCTCCTATTTCAACAAATCCACCTGAATAATTAGATGATATAGTTGCATTATCTGTAGTAATAATTAATAATGGTGTTAGTATTCCATTTGGAACATTTAAAGATCCGTTAATATTTAACGTTCCATTAACATTTAAACCATTATTATTAGTATTAGTGATACTTCCATTTGGATTTAAAAGCCAATATCCACTGGAATTATCAATAGTGTAATTAACAATGTTAGAACCAATGGATCCATTAAAGACTTGTATAGTATATGTTCCGGATATTAAACCAGAAGGTACATAGAACTCAATTTGATTAGAATTAATGAAATAAAAAGTGGGTCTATAACTGCTAAAATTAACTACTGAATAAGAGTAAAAATTATTTCCAAAAATTACAACAAGACTGTTAGTTGCTGCTGGACTATAGTAACTAGATAAAGATGTGATTTGAGGTGTAAATAAATTAGAAGGAGGTGCCCAACCACATTGAGTATTATTATTTTGATATACTAAACCTGACATTTATATAAGAATAAGAAAAGTATAATATATATTTTTACTTATTTTACTGATGCGAATATTAATTAAAAAATTGAATTAAAAATATAATTTGTATTTAATTATATATTATAATGTCGCGTGAATTGTCAGAAGAGAATATTGAAGTGATAGAGGATTTTATTTCCTATAATCCTCCATCACCATATTTACCAAATCCATCAATTAGTGATCAAGAAAATGCAATTAACGACTGGAATCGAATTAATGAGCCTGATGTACCAGTTACAAGTTATTTACAATTTGGTAGCGATGGATATGGTATGACAAGTTATGGTTTTTATAAAAGTAGAAGTGAAAAAATATATTTGGTTGTAGCATTTATTAATAATATTTCATCATATCATAATGTAACATCTGAGTGGTATTTTATAAAACGCGCATGGCAATGATCTGTGTGGTTGGTTCCTTATTGAATAAATGGAATTAAATATTTAATTTATTTTATGACGATAAATGGTAACAAAAATATATTAAAAATATTGGTGCTATTTTCAGTAAGACATTTTTTCCAAAAGTTTTTTCGGAAAATGAAAAATGGACATTTTAAAAATGTCCAAAATGGGAAATCTGAAAAAAGTCTTGAAAAAACACCTCTGAAACACATTTTAGACCATAATGGTTTCAAAAATATTTTAACAAGTGAAAAAGTTGTGATGATAATTTTTTTATACTTTTTTGAAAAAAGAACTTAGGCACTATTTTATATAGGAAATATATGTTTACTATGTTTACCGAAAACTCGCAAAAAGTCGCAGACCAATATTTTTGTGAAAAATGTGATTATAAATGCTCTAGACTAAATGATTGGAAAAAACATATTTCCACATTGAAACATAAAAATGTTTACCAAATGTTTCAAAATGTTTACCCAGAAGTCGCAAAAGTCGCAGAAAAAAAATATACATGTAAATGTGGAAAAGAATATAAATACAAGCAAAGCTTATATGTTCACAGAAAAAAATGTCAATCAAATCATGAAAATAATGTCAAAGAATTGAAAGAAATTATTTTACATTTGGTTCAACACAACACTGAATTTCAAAAATCAATGGCTGAAACCATATGTTCTCAACAAACTCAGCAAAATTTCATAGTTGAGAATATGGTAGAAATTGCAAAAATAGGAAAACACAATACAACTAACAACAATAATATTGAAAATAATGTAAATAGTCACAATAATTTCAATATAAATGTTTTTTTGAATGAAAAATGCAAAGATGCATTAAATATATCTGATTTTGTGAATCAATTAGATGTAACAATAAAAGATTTGGAAGAAACTGGTAGACTTGGTTTTACAGAAGGTATTTCAAAAATATTTATCAATGGTTTAAATCAATTAGAGCTATATTATAGACCAATACATTGTACAGATGGAAAACGAGAGATTTTTTATATAAAAAATGATGATAAGTGGTTGAAAGAAGATCAAAATAAGTTGATTTTATCAAAGGCTATAAAAGATGTAGTGAATAAAAATATGAAACAGATAAGTGAATGGAAAAAAATAAATACAAATTATTCAGATCCAGAATCAAAGCAAAATGATAAATATTTGAAACTTGTTTGTGAATCAATGCCTGGATCAACAAAAGAAGAATCAGAAAAAAATTATGAAAAGATAATGAAAAAGGTAATAAAAGAATCAGTGATTCCTGTTTCAGCCAAGAAAAGTGGGTTGTGATTTTGCCTTTAAGTTGTTTTAGATATATTATTTGTAAAACAACTTAAATAACAACAATCTATTTATATAGACTTTTATTTAATAAATCTTTCTATTAAATATATTAGATGAAAAAAATATTAATTACTGGAACAGGTCGCTGTGGAACAACATTTTTAATAAAATTATTTAGTTTTTTGGATTTTGATACAGGATACAACAGGTATAATTATAAAAAATATATTTATTCTAATTGTAATGCTGGTATGGAAAGAAAATATACTGAAAATTATTATATATTAAAAAATCCAAATTTTATGTGTAATATTGGGCATATTTTACAAGATGAATCAGTAATAATTAAAACAGTTATAATTCCCATACGTGATTTTAAAAAATCAGCCATGTCACGTGTAAAGCACAAAAATTTAGAAGGAGGTCTATTGAATGCAACTGATGAATTATCTCAAATAAAATATTATAAAGATATTTTAACAAATTATATATATTTTATGACTAAATATGATATTAATACAATATTTATAGACTTTGATAAAATGATAATTGATAAAGAATATTTATTTAATAAAATTAAAAGTATTCTTGATGAAAAAAATATAGATTTTGATACGTTTTGTGCTGTATATGATGAAGTTTCATTGACTTCTAGACCATAATTTTTATGATAGTATTGAAAATATTTGTTTGTGATTTTGCCTTTAAGTTGTTTTAAATATATTATTTGTAAAACAACTTAAAGAAAAAAAGAGAAGGTTCTAGAAATTTTATTTATATTACATTACAAATATTTTATTTCTAATTTTATTTCTAATTTTATAACCACAATTCTTCCAAACTCATTCCAAAATGAGCATACCACTCGTCCGAATCATAGCCGTCTAAAATTTCATCTATTGCTTCATTATAGAGTGAATTTGCAATACTATTGTCGTCATCATCTGACCATAACTCGTTATCAGTTACATCTTCTATTGTTTCATTTTCCTCTTCTTTATATAACATTTCAAGTCTTTCATCCACCCAGGCATAATTTTCTTGAAACAAAGGATGCACTAGTCCTGGAGGACTAGGTATCGTATTTAAGTAAGCGAAAAGTGATTTCAATTTTGCGTTCATTATTGTAATTGTATTTGATATCTTCATTATTTGAAATAGTATTTCAATTTTTTTATTTAATATGAAAAATTTCAAAAATATTTATTTTGATATTTTGATACTTTGTTTATTACACCGACCAAAAAGAAAAATGAGACAAACTCACACTAATTTTCGGTGGCTGGAAGTGTTACCTTCCGTAAAATCAACTGATGGTCTTACTTTTTCCATTTCTTCTTTTTTCCCTTTGGGTGAAATGGTGAAAGACGAAATACAAAATTCATTTGGTCTTTGTTGTTTATATATCCAACATTTTCCTAAATTCATTATGTTTATTGCTGAATTTGTGTCTCTTGTTCTAAATACGATTTTTTTGTTTTCGCAACTCACGCAGTTAGAACAAACTAATAGACGGAATTCTTCTTTATTTTCTTTGTTTCTGTAATGTTTCAAATCTTGGAAACAATCGCAACATTTCTTACTTGTATTACATTTTGTCTCATTTTTCTTTTTGGTCGGTGTAATTGTATTCTTCTACTTCTAACTCTGCATTTATATTATCTACTATAGGTACTACTTTTGTTATTTTTATAGACTCTGTTATTGGTATAGCCTCTATTATTGGTGTAGCCTCTGCTAACGGAATATTATTTGATAATTCTTTTTTTCCTTGTTCTTCAATACGTTTTGCATTTTCTTCCTCTAACATTTCATAAAAATCTTGAACTTTTTTATTTATTCTTATTCTTCTTGCATCAAATGATGATAAATAAAGACCTTCTAAATTTTTTACTCTTGAAAGAGCCACATATGTTTGACCACATTCAAATATTCCTGAACCAACATCCACTTCTGCTATATCTAAAGTAGCACCTTGAGCTTTATGAATTGTTAAAGCCCATGCTAAAATTAATGGGACTTGTTGAACTCCTATACCTGGGATCAATTCTGACACCCAATTATGATAAGACATTGTCATTTTATAACCGTTTTTATAATGCACAATTGGAAACCCCTTTTCAGAAATATCTACTATTATTCCTTGAGCACCATTACATAAAACATCTCCATTATCTAATTGAATATTAACAATACACATTACTTGTGCTCCTACCTTTAATTTTACTATTTCATCACATCTTAGATTACTTTGTAAATAAAATAATTCATTTTTGATCTGATCTAAAGTAAATTGCATTCGTATATCTCTTTCTTTAGCATTCATTTCCAAGTCATATACATATTTTATCTTGTATTCGTATTCTTTTCCTTCTAATTTATCCATCTCTGTTGCATTGATATAATCTACCTGACTTCTTCTAGGAAATAATTTAGTTGGACGAATTTTTTCATCCTTTGAAATTTCTTTTCCAACATGTTGTTGTAGCAATTCATGTGAAGAACGTTTTATTTTTCCTTCACGAATTTGACTCAAAATACGCTGATAAATTGGTTCTGTTTGTCTAAAATTCTTTTTAAATATTATATGATTATCTAAAGTAAAAGTCTGAAACCATAAGTCCGATTCAAAACAAAATTGAGATGTTTCTGGTTCATCTTTGGTTCCGACAGGCGGCAATTGATAAAAATCTCCTGAAAATATTAATTGAATACCACCAAATGGGTTTTTATTTTTTCTTACTGCTTTACCAATTGCATCTAATAACTCAAATATTTTTTTTGACATCATTGAAACTTCATCAATAATAAGAACATCAGTGCTTTTCCAAATTGATTTAGCATATTTATTTTTTAATATTCTATTTACATGTTGTTCTATTGTTCCATTTGCAATTCCAATAGAAGCCCAAGAATGAATAGTCTTTGCTTTGCATTCTAAAAGAACTGCAGCACAACCTGTTAATGCACAAACCTGAATATCTATACATTTTTTATAAGAATCTTTTTGGATATATCGGATTAAAGCTGTTTTTCCTGTTCCTCCTGGACCAGTTAAAAATATATTTTTTCCTTGGATATATTTATCAAAAGCACTTTGTTGTTCTGGTGAAAATTGCATTATAATTAATATTAAAATAATTTATTGTAATATTAATAATTCAATTTTATTTATTTTTTAATTCTTTTATTTCTTTTTTAAGTTCTTGTATTTCTTTTATTAAAATTCCTACCAAACCCATATAATTTACTGTCTGTGTTTCTTCACCATCTTTTTCACCTTCTACAAGAAAAGGTATTTCTTTTTGTAGTTCATGTGCTATCAAACCGATACTTTCTTTGCCTGATTTTTTGAATTTAAAACTAACAGGATTTAAAGTATCAACATTATATTCTCTTAGATTTAATGGTTTAATATTTTCTTTAATACGATAATCTGAACCAGCAGTAATAGTTCCACTT